CATATTGGATTGAAGATCGCCATCGGTCTCACTGATGATAGAGTGGAGGTCTGGGACAAAAATATTGACGTGATGAGTGCTAGAGTATTGATTGGCAAGGCGAACCATCGGAAGCATGGCTCCGAGAAAATTCCCGATAGTGAGGTCGGAGTTGATGCGAATGCCGGTCAAGATTGTTTTCATAGATCTATTATAGCAGGATTTCTGGGTTAGGTGCGAGGTTTGATGAAGTCTATAGCGTCTGAAGTTGGGGAGTCGTCAGAGATTTTGGGTTTTTCAGTTTGGAATTCGATGTGATTTAGCTCGGATTTTAGGAGATTGAGGTTTTTTAGGTGTGATTTTAGATTATTCTTGTGGCAAATTTTAGCAATAGCGTCACTGATTTGATGGTCAGTAAAACTCTGGTGGATGGTTAGATTTTGGAAAAGATTTTGAATTTTTGAATTTGTGGTGTCGAGGGTCCAGGTGGCGATATTGCCATCAATGTCGACGTTAATTTGAAAATCAGGATCCGTCAGATTTTGTCTTTTTATTTCACTCAAAAATAAATCATAAAAAGCATAGGCATGAATATGGGTGTAATTAGCTTTTTGTGATTTGGTGTAGAAGATCATGGTTATATTATAGGTCTTTATTAAAACTTGAGAGGTTATCTTATACTTAGATTTTGTAGCCGAGGATTTTAATGGCCTTAAGAATGATTTTGTAATCTGGGGTGGAGTTTTCGGAAAGGTTTGAAAATTTTATGTAAGAATAATTTTCGGGAATCTGATTTGGTGTGATGATTGCAAAATAATATTTGGAGTCTGGGGTTTCGGAAAAAATTTTTCCGAGTTTGAGTTGATTGTTGAAGATTTCATGGAATTTGGTGAGCGATTTTGCCGTGGGAAGGATGAGGTCTTTTGATAATAAGATTGAAAGATCTTGGTGACGATTTAGTTCTGGCTTAAAATCAAGTTTCGCGATAAAGAGTTTATGGTTCATGAGAGTATTGTAGTATAGATAAATTAGAATTTGAAGTAGAAAAAATCTCCCTAGTCCGAAACATATCGGGGGGGGATAAAAAGCTCCCTGCCCAAAACATACGATGGTCGAGCTTTTGGTTATATATTATGGCCAGGGTGAGATTTTGTCAATAAAAGATATAGATAAAAGAGACCCTCTTGTCCTAGGAACAAAACCTAGCGAATGGTCTCTTTTATTGGATTCTAATCTAAATATGGTTAGTTTGTCAACTAATGTTATTTTTTGTTGGTTTTTGTTTTAAAAAATTTTCTCCAGTATGGATTTTCTCTATCAAAAATCTCTTTTTCCTCACTTGTTAATCTATCTGGATAATCTCTAAACAACCAATAAATCTTATGTTTGTCGAAAGAAAATATGTGGTCTCCCCATCCTATGGAATCATTTATATCTTCATTAGTAACTCGTCCCGATTTTATATCATCCTCAGAGATACCATGAAAAATCGTCCCCCACCAAACCTTATCATCTGGCCTTTCTTTTTCCCATTCAATATATCCATCAATTTCTGACATAATAATCAATAAGTCATCCTGAGGGCTGAACGCGTAATATATTTATTGCATTGAGAAACTATATAAGTTGTTAGATAGCGGTCAGACCACTCGGTGCAACCATAGCTAAAGAACTCTGTCGGCTCCTTTTGATCATACGTAGACATTCTCTCTTGTAGCGTTTCTGTTTTATTAAAAAAATCTGTTAATTCAGAAACTAATCTTGTATCAGATTCCAGATTATCACGATACCATACATGATGAAGATACTCATGAGCTATCAATGTTTGCTTATTTCTTGCATCTCTTCGAACAGTTATAGCTTTCTTGAAATTACTATATTGGCCCCCTACCCACCACAAAGAATCATCGTAGGAATCAACGTAGTACATACTCACTGGTTCATAAGTTAAGTCCTGCTTAATACCAGCTTGCTTAGCGAGTTTAATTAATTCAGGATCTTTATGCCTATTGGTGCCAACGATTAGTTTTGAAGCTACTGGTTCTTTAAGAGTTTCCAGATTATTCTTTTCTTCCCTGTAAGACCAACAATAGCGTCTAGACCCAGCTTCTGGATTATTTAAGAGATTAAAATATCCTTCAAATTGAGTATTATCATAAGTTACCTCCTGGTCATAATAAAACTCCTCAATTGGTTGGCATACTTTATAATCTATTAATTTATAATACCCCCAAAGGATATTTCGGAAATTTACCACAGTGAGAACAAGTACTAAAACCGTAAAGGTTAGGAAGAGTTTATTTTTAGCTAGATTAAGTATTTTACGCATAAAAATATTTAAGATTGTCTTTATTCTAATATCATCGTCCATAAATGTCAAAGATAAGGAAAAGATAATGGACAATAACATGTCATATCGTCAATATCTACAATATATAGCTGTATTTTTTGATAATTTCAATAATATATTTATGATATTATTTAAGTTTTAGGTTTCCACCAAACATAATTTGAATTTATTTTGCGTTTTTCTTTAAAATTTTTACGGTACTCATTCAGTGATAATGTATTAGCTCCACCAGCAAAATTTGGGTCGTCGTTTTGAATGTCATCGTCTTGCCACCCACAAATAGTACAGATGTTGTCACCGTCATCATCTACATAACCAAGCCCACAACAGATACATTTTTTCATGAGTTTTTACCTTTCTGATTTTCTCAATAAGTATGAACTTGTCGGTTTATAATATGCCACGATATACCATTCTAGAATTATTAAAAAATATTGTTAAGAGTATTGATTTTATGCTATTTATTTATATCTTCATCTGTGGTATTTTCGCTAAATTCTGACTTTTTCTTTGTACCATAACTTAAATTTATGACTTTTTCTTCCCATATATACGTTGGGTCTTTTTCCCTTTTTTCTTCAAAATCTTTTCGATATTCGTTTAATGATAAAGTGTTCGCACCACCAGCAAAATCTGGATTGTCGTTTTGAACTCCATCGTCTTCCCATCCGCAGATATAGCAAACATCATGGCTATCTTCTTCACTATCAATAAGTCCAAGATTACAACATTTACGGTACTTTTTTGACATACTTTTCTACTTCTTTATTCCAGTAATTTGCTCCACCTGTAGGTTTATAGCATGTTTTAATTATATCGTTTTTTTACTCTATGGAAAACAAATCAAAACAATGTATTTGTTTCCCATTTGAAAGAAAAAATCACCCAAATGGGTGATTAAAAAAGATACCCATTTTGAGTATCTTAAACAGTTTCTTATTTGGTGGAGCATGGGGGATTCAAACCCCCGACCTCATCAATGCGAATGCATTGCTTTATCGCTCCTTAAGTTTTACATTGGCATTTTTCAATGCCTTAATGTTCTTAAAAGCCCGTTTTTATAGTGCTTCTTCTTGCTATCTATTATGCTCCTACACGCGAAAAAATGCAATACTAAAATGCTTATATTTTATACATTTTTAGTAAAAATCTGTGGAAAACTTTTTATATAGTATGACCCATTCTGTATCTGTTTTCTAGGTCATTATCGACCACATGAGTGTATTGCATAGTGGTCTGAATTGAGCTGTGGCCAAGCATTTTTCCGATATATCTGATATCGACATTATTAACTAATAAATTCGTTGCGAATGAATGTCTTAAAGTATGTGGCGTAACCTTTTTAGAAATTCCGGCATTTCTGGCACTATTTTTAATTAATAGCTGAATATTTGTTGCGGTCATCCTCATTTTATAACGCACAGATATAATTAATGCCTCACAATTATCTTTTCTGGTTTCGAGGTAATCATTAAGTAGTTCCTCAGTTCTCTCATCGATAAAGCAGAGGCGTGCTTTCGAGCCTTTGCCGATTACTGTAAAGCGTTTATTTACGATTTGGCCACGGTTTAGATTTATAAGTTCAGATAGACGAATTCCAGAGCTATAAAGTAACGATATCACACATTTATTACGTAGACTAGAAGCGTTTTTAATCATATCTGAGACCTCTTCTGGAGTTAAAAATTCAGGTATATGATCGAGCCGTTTTGGCGCCGGAATAAGAGATTTTTTCAGGCAATTAATACCTCTAAGATTCATGTAGTCCAACACTTCTCTTATCGTCGAAATGTAATTCCTGACAGTATTCTGAGACCTGGTTTTTGATAAATATTTGTACCAGGAGCTTATGTCTGTAGTGCTAACCTCTTCAATAGGTTTGTCACTTAAGAATTTTACAATCGACTCTTTTTTATATTCGTGGTGTTCTATAGTACTTCTAGAGCGCCCTTTTAATATCATATAGCTATCTCGATAATCATTGAATGCCTCGCTTATTTTCATACTCTCCCATTTTCTTTCCTACCTCCTCTTAAAATTATTAATTTGTTCTATATAGAAAATAATTAAGTATTACTTATACTTCTATATAGAATTCTTTTTATTAAATATTAAATTTAATATCTATATAGACTAATTTTCAAATTAATCTGTTACTCTCTGTTAAAAATTTATAAAGAAATAGCCAGAAAGCTTAATGAAAACTTTTCTAATTACGAAAGATTTAATAATTTTTATTAAATACTAGAAAATTCACAATATAATACGTGTTTTTGCCGGTTTTTCGTAAAATATGGAAATAAAAAAGCTACCCCCCATAAAATAAGAACCGTTTTCTAATTAAAGTCCAAAAATATTACTATAATTTTTACCACGATCTCTTAATATTTCTGCGAGTCTCGCACGCCCCTCTGAGTTATAGTTATTCTTGATATCTTCTTCAGTTTTCATCCGCTCAATATTAGCCTGATATTCACGAGCTTTTTCGATCGCGCGATAAATCATTCTACGAATCATCTCAAGCGTCTTTTTAAGAGACTTACAGGACCAGATTGAAGCAAAATAATGCTCTGGATTACGCTTCTTTTTAGCTAATTTAACCGATTCTTCAAATTCTTTCTTAAAATGAATCTGGCGATTTCTAAACATGGGTAGAAAATCATCATTTTCAATTAAATCTGAAGCTTTACCTAAGTGGTTTCTTAAAGTTACAATTCTTTTTTCTGACATTTTAAATTCCCTAAATAAATCATTTTATTTTGGGGAAAGAAAAACCCTCGAAAGCCGAAGCTCCAGAGGGATTTTCACAAAAATTGTTTTTACCATATCTAGTATAGCTCAAATGATATTTTTTGTAAAATAATAGTTTTCCACAAGCAATGATGTATCTTCTATAAGTATGCTATAATTAAGCTATAAATCTACGACTCACAAGTCTTTGCTTGTGGGTCTTTTTATTGGAGAAAAAAGGATGATTTTAGATCGAGGAACCAGTGAGGTAGAGGCGATAATTACGACGAAATTATTGGCCGATAAGACTTATGACATTAAAAATAAGTACACAAGAACAGAATTTAGCTATTCTGAACTGTTAAGACTAACTGGCCAAGTGATAAATTCATTATTTTTTGCCGATAACTGTAGAGAGCTACGTGCGATAGAAAGACGTGGAAGATTATTTATTATTTATGTACCAGCCAGTCGAATCTTATTTGAGGCCGGAGTTTCTGGAGAAGATTTTCATGGCTTAATTAAGAGGCCAAAGGTGCTGTTATTTGGAAAGCGCGGTCAGTTACTCCATAACAAGACCATGCACCAAATGATTGAAAAGATTAATAATTCCCCACGTATTAAAAAATAAGGAGATTCGTATGGAATACGAGATTTTAGTAGAAAAAAATAATAACGGTCGCGTAATCGTTGATTTTTATGGTATCGATTTTGATATCACTGATGAATTCGTAAACGGTAAATGCCACAAGGTGATTTTTGGTGACCAGATCGTGTTCGTTCTTAAGGGAGCAGAAACTAAAGAAGAGCCTGTGGAAAACTCAAATACAACTGAAGAGACCCCTGAAACTCATGAAGAGGTTCCTGAACCAGAACATCCTGAAGTCTCCGAAGAAAAGCACGATGAGGCTACCGAAGAACCAGAAAAGCACGATGAGCCAGAGCACCCAGAAGAAGTTATTGAATATTCACCAGTAGAAGAACACGCTCCAGCAGAACCTGAAGAAGCCGAAGAGGCTGATAAGAAGCGTAGCAAGAAAGCTAAAGAAGAGACTACCGAAGAGAATTAGAGGTTATTAAATGCCAATAAAAAGACAGGAGAATGATTCGACAAAAAAAGTGGTTGTTTCCAAAAAAGAAACACCCACTAAGGTTTCTGTTGCAAAGAAGCCAGTTCGAAAGACTGTCAAAAAAGTTGCAACAAAGAAAGTAGTAAAAGAAAAGAAAGCTAAAGCCGTAAAAGTCGGACGGAACTCGGATGGAACTTTCTCGAAAGGCAATAAGCTTTCCGTTGGTAATAATGGCGGCCGCCCAACGGAAGACATGTCTTTTCGCCACCAGGTGAAGATTCGTGCTTCGAATGACCCGAATCTTGTACGAGGCGTGATTAATAACTTAATCGCTATCGCCAGCGACCCAGACCATCCGAAGTGTGTAGAGGCTGCTGATAAGCTTATCAAGCTCAATGGTAATTATGACCCGACTGAAACAAAAGATGTATCTGAAAAAGAGGTCTTTAATCCATTTGAGAGCTTATCCGAAGAGGAATTAAGGAAGCTTGCGAGATGACAAGAGATGAGATGATTAAGCTTGGTGCGAAAATGGAGCTGGCTAGGCGTCATCTTTACGATTTTTGTCAGGTGTTGTTCCCTACTTTTTATAAAGATGAGCGCTCATACCTTAAAGAGTTCTGTGAATCTGTGGAAAACTTTATTAATGATAAAGATAAACGCTTTCTCATCATTAATATGCCTCCACGACACGGGAAATCTCTAACAGACCAATGTCTCACTGCGTGGCTTCTCGGACGTGACCCGACTTGTCGAGTGATGACGGCTTCGTACAATGAGGATGTTGCTAGTGTTTTCTCTAAGAACGTCAGAAATACTATTCAAACAGAAAAAATTGGTGAACGTGTCGTTTTTTTCGACATGTTCCCTAAAACTAAGGTTAAGTATGGTGATGCAAGTGCTAAGAAGTGGACCATAGACGGTCAGAGTCAGACTTCATATCTAGCTACCTCTCCGAACGGTACAGCCACGGGTTTTGGCTGTGATTATTTAATTTGCGACGACCTTATTAAATCAGCAGAAGAAGCCTACAATGAGACCGCTCTTGATAACACGTACCAGTGGTTTGTAAACACTATGCTCTCGCGGCTTGAGGGCCAGAAAAAGTGCATTATCGTCATGACTCGTTGGTCTTCGAGAGACTTAGCTGGACGTATTATGGAAGCGTTTCCGGATGAGTGTGAGATTATCAAGTATCACGTTCAGAATGACAAGGGTGAAATGCTCTGTGAAGATATTTTGAATGAAAAAGATATGAATCTCATCAAGCGTGAGATGAATGTCGATATCTTTGAGGCTAACTACAACCAGACGCCAATCGACGTGAAAGGCAGGCTTTATCAAGAGTTTAAGGAGTGGGAGAAGCTACCATCGGGCAAGATTATAAACTTCACCGATACAGCTGACACTGGTTCTGATTTTCTCTGCTCAATCAATGGTGTTGTGTTCGAAAAAGAGTTCTATATTAGTGATTTAGTATTTTCAGACGAAGCTATGGAAGTGACTGAGCCTAAGGTCGCAGAGCTTTTATTCAGTGGCGCAGTAAATGTCTCTCGCATCGAATCTAATAATGGTGGTCGAGGCTTTGCTAGAAATGTTCAAAGACTTATGAACGAACGATATGGGTCTAATCGTACTCAAATTGAAAGCGTGCCTCAGACCCATAATAAGGAGTCTCGTATTTTAGCAAGCTCTGCATGGGTGCAAAATCATATCTATATGCCACCAAATTGGAGAACTCGATTCCCTGAATTTTATAAGCAGGTGATGAGCTATCAACGTAAAGGCAAAAATGCTCATGACGACGCGCTTGATGTTCTAGCTAGTATCTACGAATTCGTTTGTGGAGATGATAGAAGACCAACATGGGCGTCAAGTAACGAAGAGCCACGACTAGATCGTGCAATAAGTTTCTAAGAAGGAGGAATAAATGAAACGAAGAACTTTTACACTACCAAGGGGGACTCAGTTGACTGGAGATATCATTAAAAAGTTAATTGAGAAGCATAAGAAATATATTGATGACTACGCAAGATTGGAGTCGTATTTTGATAATGACCCTAAAATTAATCGTAAAAAGCCAAACGATATTGTAGTTTATCATAATTTTGCTAGATATATTACAACGCTTAATGTCGGGCATTTGCTAGGCAATCCTGTGCAATATCAAGCCTCAAAAGGCGTGGACATTTCTCCAATTCTTGATGTTTATAAAAGCCAAACCATCTCTGACCTCGACTCTGAAATAGGAGAAGATTGTAGTATGTTCGGGCGTGGCTATGAGCTAGTTTATCTAGATGATGACGGTAATATTTCATCTGCAAAGCTTGATGTTTACAATACAATCGTTGTTTATGATAATACATTTCAACGTAATAAGCTTTTTGCTATTGCCTATACGCCAATCTTGGATTCATCCGGAAACCCTATTGCAGATAATTATGATTTAACTTTCTGGGACGAAAAATATATAACAACAGCTAAGCTTCATGGGGCAGATTTTACTATCACGGAGAAGCCACTACAGCACAATATGGGTTCTGTTCCAGTAATTGAATACGTTAATAATCGTCGCTTCACTGGGGATTACGAATCTGTAATTACTGGGATTGATGCGTATAATATCTTGCAATCAGACCGTGTGATTGACCGCGAGAAGCTTATTGATGCGATTCTTGTATTTTATGGTGTTAATCTTGAGCCAGAAGACAAGGCCAAATTAAAGAGCGAGCGCACCGTTGGACTTCCTCAGGATGCTAAAGCAGAATACGTGATTAAGAATATTAACGAAGCCGATGCTGAGGTTTTACGTAAAACCATTGCTGCCGACATTCATAAGTTTTCTATGACGCCAGACCTTAGCGATGAAAACTTTGCCGGCAATTCTTCGGGTGTGGCTTTGCTTTATAAGCTTTTAGCTTTTGAACAGAACGTGAAGAAAAAAGAACGTTACTTTGAGAAAGGTCTCATGGAACGTTTTAAGCTTTACTCTCACGTACTTCATCTCAAGAGTGAGCTATCTAGCGAGATTTCCACTAAAGATGTTGATGCTATCTTTAACCGTAATCTGCCAAAGAATGACTATGAGGCAAGCCAAATGATTAATAATCTTCGTGGTATTGTCGATTCTGCCTTGCTGGTTAGTCAGTTATCATTCGTGAGAGATGGTGAGGAAACCGTAAAACTTGCCAAAGAGGAATCTAAGCCTGAATTTGATGACAATTACGCTTCTGGCTTCCCAAATTTAGCTAAAAATGATTCAGAAGAGGCTTAATGGTAAAAAAGAAAGCCGTTCCTAATGATAAATACTGGCAAGATCGTGCCGAGGAGAGGCTTTCTGACGCCGAAAAACGCTCTGTACATTATATAAAAGAGATTAATTCCGTATACGATAATGCGAGGTGGAAGATAATCGAGGAGATTAAATCTCTCTATGATAATTACTATAAAAAAGACGCTGGTTTCGATAACGAAAAACTTCGAGCAATTGTGCCAAATGGGACCCTGAAGCAATTCCGTAGAGAGATGAATGAAGCTGGGCTTTCTGACTATCTTCCAGAGAACTACAAGGCTCGTATGACAAGGCTTGAATATCTTTATGCACAGTGTTGGGCGGAGAGTAAAAAAGCTAATATGAAGCATTATAAGCTAGAGACTGAATCTCATAAAGAAACTATAAAGCACGGTTATTATAAGAACATTTATGATACCGCAGTAGGGTTAAAAATAAATCCTGTTTTTTCCGGCTTAAACAGTAGGGCGGTTAATGAAATACTGAATACTCAATTTGTAGCCGGTAATTATTCGAAGCACATCTGGAAAAACACAGATAAACTTGCGCGCACCTTAAAAGAAGTGATTGGCTCAGCTGTGGCTAAGGGTGAGGGGTATGAAAAGACCGCGAGACTCATTAGAACTCGCTTCGACGTCACAAAAAGTGAAGCGATAAGATTAGTCAGAACAGAAACTTGTTATTTTCAGAACCAGGCGGAAATTAAGTCTCTAAAAGAGATGGGCTTCAAAAAATACCAGTTCATCGCAACACTAGATTCGCGTACTTCTGGTGTTTGCAGAGACCACGACAAAATAGTTTTTGATGTAGATAAGGCTCAGGCTGGGTTTAATCTTCCCCCGCTTCATCCGAACTGTAGGTCTACGATTACGGCCTACCTTGGTAAAGAATATGAAACAGACACTAGAATTGCGAGAAATGAGAATGGTGCTAGTGAATATGTAGAGAATATTGATTATGACGAGTGGTTAAAACGTGCTAAAAACGGGACGTTAAGACGAGAGCCTGTCACAGTAAAGCCTGATGTAGCTAGTAGTATCATCAATGCTGGCGGTGTTTCAGCCACATTATCTAACACTGCCACTAAAACAACAGAGCAGAAGGGCTATATTGGGAATAGAAAGCACCTAATCCCAATAATTAAGAAAATGGAAGAATACGATCATATAACTCAAAAAATATCTGAAATATATAAAAAAGATGAGATAAAAGAAGTCTTCCTAGGTTATCCTACTAAAAAATCCGCTGTTTTATTTAATGTAAGTAATAAGACTAAAATATTTTTCATTAAAGATTACGCTCTGCACATGGACAACTCTGGGCATTTTACCGGAAAGGGATATGGACCGCGTGGGCATAATGATAAAAGGCCATTATCTATGGAGGAACTTTCCACAGCGATTTCAATTATTAAAACTGCAAAGAAAGATGAGGTTATCAAAGGAGATATAGTTAGAAAAGCACAGAGGTATTTTATTGTTAGAAAAACTACTAGTCTTCAGCTCATCAATGTTGAAGTTGCTATCGATAATAACGGTAGAATGGATATTGTCAGCATTTACAACACAACTAAAAAATATGTAGATAATTTAAGGAGAAAATACGAGCAATAAAAAACGGGGCCTACACAATCGTAGGTCCCTATTAAGTCGAGGATAGAGTGTGCAAGCCCTCAGTCTAACGTCCGAAACCGGTCGACTTACTTGAGTTTATACTATCATGTAGCTTTATCTTTGTCAATTTGATATTCACCTCTGCGGTTTCTATGGTATAATATCCCTAGATCATCTACGACTTGCATAAGTCTTAGTTGGTCTTTTTTTATTTTGAAGCCCCACGACCACTTATGCTGGTCGTTTTTTGATAGAGCAAAAGTAAGCCGAGAGGCGATAAATCGAAAGGAATTGTTGTGCCAACACCAATTATCAATAAAGACGAATCAGCCAGTCAAGACCAAACTGGAACTACTGATGAAAAGAATCAAGGTCAAGAGCCAAAAACTTTCTCTCAGGATGAAGTTAACGAAATTATCTCCAAGAGAGTAAATGAAATTAACGCTAAAAACAGTGAAAAGACTGCTAAGGCTATTGAAAGCGCTCTAGCTGACTACGAACGTAAAGCAAAACTTTCTGAAGAAGAGAAGGCTCATGAGGAGCAAGAACGCTTAAAAAGTGAGCTTGCAAGCAAGGAACGCGACCTGTTAATTCGCGAAAATCGTGCAGAAGCACGCGAACTATTACAAGAGAAGTCGATGCCTAGCATCTTTGTTGACTACATCGTAGACGAAGACCTCGAAAAAACCAAAGAAAATATTAATAAATTTGAAAAGGTTTGGAACGAAGCTGTCGCAGAAGAAGTCAAAAGGAAGTTGATTGGCAGAACTCCAGTTGACCCATCAAGTAGGCCTAACCCAGGTAGAGATGGTGGAAAAACCAGTACTTTGGAGCTTCTCTTTGGCAAGAAAGGATAAAATATGCCAATTACATTAGCTGAAGCGAAGAATCGCAGTCAAGACAAATTAACCGATGTAGTAATCGATGAATTTAAAACTTCACCATTACTAAACGATATGGAGTTTGATAATACCGTCAAACCTCAAGGTGGTAAATCTCTAACTTATTCATACAATCGTATCACAACCCAGCCTACTGCTGCCGGTCGTGCGATTAATGGAGAATACACTGCACAAGAAACAAAGACGAGCAAGGTTTCTGTTGATCTTAAAGTTATGGGCGGTTCTTACGAAATTGACCGCGTTTTAGCTGCAAACGAAAATCAGGTTGTTGAAGAAGTTGAATTTCAATCTAAACAAAAATCTAAAGCTACTGTAGCTGAATTCCATAACCAAGTGATTAATGGCGACTCTGGTGTACGCTCAACCGATTTTGATGGCTTAAATAAGATTTTAACTGGTACTTCTAATGAGGTTAACCCAGCTGCCGCTATCGACTTATCGGACGCTGATAAAATTAAAGCCAATGGCTCTGCTTTCCGATTTATGCTTCGTAAAGCTCTCGGTAAATTAGATGGTAATGCAACTCATATCCTAATGAATAATGATATGTATGCTGCATTTCAATCTGTATTCGATGAAGCTCATGGCTTAGTTATCACGCGTGATGAGGCTGGAAACGAAACTGCTAAATTTGGCACCGCAAAGCTCGTAATCATGGGTTCAAAACCGGGTGGAAATACCCCAATCATTGAAACCAAGAGTCCGACTGGTGAAACCTCAATCTACGCTGTCCGCCTTGCTAAGGACGGATTCCATGGCGTAAGCCCTGAAGGTGATACTTTAATTAAAACGTATACTCCAGACTTTACCGCCCCTGGTGCCGTAAAGAAGGGCGAAGTTGAGTTTGTTGGTGCAGCGGTTCTTAAATCAACTAAGGCTGCTGTCGTTCTTCGTAAAATTAAAATCGCTTAATTAGAAAGGAAACATAATGAAAGCAATCATTAAATCACCAGTTGAGGATTATATGGGAGTTTCAGCCTCTGTGGCTTTCGCTGATGGTAGAGCTGAAGCTGATATTAGTGAGTCTCAGCTTGATTATTTTGAATCTGCTGGCTATAAAGTGGAAATTCTTGAATCCCCTAAGACTACAAAGGCTAAGACTAAGGTCAAAGAAGCAGAATCTCCTGCCGAGGAAGTAGCTGAGGCTGAGGTCGATACCGAAGCTAAGCCAGAAACCCAAGGAAAATAATATGTTAGATAAGAATCAGTTCATTTCAGCACTAAAAGACAAAGTACAAGTCATCCACATCCTCGATAATGAGGAGAGTGAGGCTCTTGCCGGATTTTTAGCGGCTGAGATGGCTGACCGCTTATCTCTATATTTGAATCTTGGCCCTCAAGATATGTTTGACGAAAGGCTTGTTAATATCTCAGTTAGAGTAGTGATCGCATTATTTGAAGAGGTTAAAGATAAACTAATCGGTACAAATACTAACACGAGGGTCAAGTCCTTGAGTGATAATGGCCAGACTGTGACGTTCGATAATGTCGCTAGAAGCTACATTTCATCCACTTCAGACATCGAGCTATTTGGTGGTGTTTCAGAAGTGTTAAAGCCCTACAGGAGGATTCGTGTTTTTTTCTAAGCCAACCCAAGACCTCATCTCGAAGATTTTCTATGATAAGGACATCTATGTCCTAAGCAAAACAGACAAACTAGACGATGAGGGCGGACTGGTTAAAGAGCAAGACACTGACTCCTCGATCGTGCAGAGCTTTAAGGGTAATGTTAATTACACTCAGCTTGGTACACTTCAGGCAGAGCTTGGGCTTGTGGAAAAGATTGATATTAGTATCAGCTGTAGCACTTCCGTAGAGGTTAAATTAGACGATTTAATCAAGGTTAATGGCGTTATCTATCAAGTAACCAGCGTGCTTCCATACGACTCTCACAAGATGATTATGGGGGTAAAATGGCAAGCATAACGATTACTGGATTAACTGAACTTAAAACTAAGTTAAGCCGTGCTAAAAACCTTAAAACCTTGGTTCACGCTGTGAATATGGCTTCTGCGGTATTAGAGCAGAAGACTAAGCCAAAGATTCCTGTCGACACTGGAGCTTTACGTGGCGGATTGACTATTATTCCGGCAAACATCCAAGGTGACGAAATCATTGGCGGTGTGCGCAATAACATGGAATACGCGATTTATGTCGAATACGGCGTTGGCCGTGAGGCTGTAGGAACCCACCCGAAAGCGGAAGGATTTACTTATCGCATGACACCTTGGGTTTACCCGAAAGAAACTAACGATGGACTGAAGTTTATCAAGACTAACGGCTTCGCAGCTAAAGCTCCGATGTATCGAGGCCTTAAAGAAGCCAAGCTTAATATCAAGCAAATTATTAGCCAAGCAGTTTCAGAAAGTATTAAGGGGTAATATGTTTCAACCGAAAGAAGAAGTTTACAAGGCATTAAAAAGTTTGGGGTATTCCTGCCAACAGGGTACACAAGCAATTTTTACGAAAGTTCCAGCAATTACCTTTTATGTTGGCGAGAATTCCCCCGAATACACTCTGAGTAATGAAATTGCTAAGCAAGATATTGAGATTGTAGTAGATATTTTCGCTAATAAAAGTACTGACCTCTCCCGCATTCTTAGTGAAGTCGAGGCTAAGATGAGAACGATTAATTATCGACTAACCTACGTGATTGATGTACCAAGTCCAGAAGGTGCATTATTCCACACTAACTGCCGTTTTCGTGCAGTGAAATTCAAATAGGAGAAAAACCATGGCTAAATCACAGACTATGGGAACCACCCTCACCCTCATAAAAGCAGGTGCAGAACCAACTAACCTAGTTCTTGAGGCGTTGAAATCTATCGGTGAAATTACCGGTGAAAAAGAAGAAATCGATGTAACCACACTCGATAGTGTGGACGGAAAAGAATTCCTCTCTGGTGCTGCCGACTGGGGCTCACAAGACATCGAAGCACTTATCAAAGACGAATCACAAGTTATTAAGCTCCGTGCATTGTTCGATAGCGGTATGGTGCGTGACTGGGAAATCTTAACCCCAGCTAAGCTCAAAATCGCTTACAAAGCCTTTGTGAAGAGCTTTACCTACGGCGAAAAGACTACTGACGGTATTGACGGCTATAAGCTCACCCTCCGTCTAACTGGCAAGCCAGTATTTAGCAAGGTCGCTTAATTAAAACCCTAGTGGGAGGGGTAAATCCCACATCAGAAATTATTTAATCGAGGTTATAAAAATCATGGTTCAACTAAATTACAAAGCTTCTAATATCGCTAAGGCTGAAAAAGAGCATGGTGAAAATTTCTTAGAAAAAATATCTACTCTTAATGGAATCCCGCCAGTTTCTGATTTGATGTTTCTCTTTATCGCTGGGGGTGGAACTATTGAAGAATTTGATGATTTTATTGAGGAAGAAGGTGTTGGCGCAGTTACCGTTGAAGTCGTAGCTAGTATTGCAGAGTCTGGTTTTTTAGGAAAGAGCATAGACGCGAAACAGTTGAGGGCCGATATGACGGAAGAACTGGAGGACAAGAGGATGATGGCCGAAGCCTTCAAGGAGTCGGTAGAATCTATAGCAGCTTCCGAGAATTCTGGCAAGATAAAGAACGCTTAGCTTTTCAGATAGGTCTTCATCCTGCGGAATTCTGGGAATTAACTATCGGACAATTCCAAAACTGTCTGGCCGGTTATAAAGACAGAATAGTAGATATGGACAGAATGAACCACGCCCTCGGTAATTACGTGAGATACGCATTCCACGCTAAGAGTTATCCGAAAGACCCATTTATGGCGAAAGAGGGGTCGAACAGGGCGTTTACAAGGTCAGAAGACCTCGAAGCGTATATCAAGGCGCAGATTGAACAGGAGAAAAAATAATGGCACAGACAGTAGATGAACTCAATGTCTTAATCAAGGCTCAAACCGAGCAATTCCAGCAAGAAATCGATCAAGTAAATAGAAAGCTTAGTGCGATTTCAAAAGCCGCCACACAGGCTTCTGGTGGGGTTACTGCTGGATTTAAGAATATGGGGATGAAAGCGGCCGCTACTGGTGCCGTAATGGGGGTTGTCTCTGCCATTACTCAAAAAGCTATGGCTGCAATCGCTGCAGGTACAGGCGACGCCGTAAAACGCCTTGATACGCTTAAAAACTTCCCTCGCGTTATGCAAAATCTTGGAGTGGGAGCTAAGGATTCACAACCTGCTATTGATTACCTCTCCAAGAAGCTTGAGGGTATCCCAACCACCCTAGATGAAGCTACTACTGCCGTACAACGCTTTACTGCCACTAACGGCAACCTGAGGGCTTCCACCTCTATCTATTTGGCGCTTAATAACGCTATTCTAGCAGGCGGTGCAAACGCTCAGCTACAAGCTTCTGCCATGGAGCAACTACAACAGGCCTACGCTAAGGGTAAACCAGAAATGCAAGACTGGAAGACCCTTATGCAAGCCATGCCGGCACAACTCAAGCAGATTGCTAATGCCATGGGTTATATGGATTCATCTCAGCTTTATGACGCTCTCCAAAGTGGCAAATCTTCCATGGACGACTTCATGCGCGCTGCCGTGAGATTAAACACTGAAGGTATTAATGGCTTAGGTTCATTTGAACAGCAAGCAGCAGGAGCTACAAGCGGTGTTGCTACTTCATTTATTAACATGAGAAATGCCATTGTACGTGGCATCGCTGCCTGTATGGACGCGATCGGGCAATCCAATATTGCCGGATTCTTCAATGTAGTAAAAGATATTATTCTGACCGCTTCAAACTACGTAGCGGCCTTTATTAAGCTCGTATTAACCGCAGTAAATGCGATTCGTTCATTATTTGGCATGGGATCTATTGGAGCAAAGAACGTAGCTTCCTCTGGCGGCCAAGCGGCTAATTCTATGGCAAATGTTGGTAAAGCTGCACAAGGTTCGACCAAAGATATTGGAAACACTGCCAAGGCTGCCAAGAAACTTCAGAAACAGCTTGCTGGCTTCGATGAGATGAATGTACTATCTAAGCAAGACACGGGCGGTTCTGGAGGCTCTGGTGGCTCAGGAGGGGGTGGTGGCGCGCCAAGTTACGATGTTTCTGGCATTGGATTCGATGATTCCGGAATTGGTAAGGGGGTTGATAAGGTCAATGAGATTTTTGAGAAACTAAGAGATAGTCTCAAAATTTTCAATTTCGACAAAATTGGAGAGGCGTTCAAGAGATTTGGCGATGATATTAGTAAATTTATTAAGCCTGCAAAACAAATCTTTGCTGATGTTTGGGAAAGAATCAAACCTTTGATTACTTGGGCCGGCAATGAATTACTCCCAGCCTTTCTAAATGCGCTTGGAGGGGCGATTAGATTTTTAGGCAGAGCAATCTCTACGATCTGGAACGCTTATTTGAAGCCTTTTATGGATGTATTTTTAATCCCTATTGCTAACTTCACTGGTGGTGGTATCGTCTTAATATTAAATGCTCTTGGTGACTCATTGAGGTACATTGCCGATAATAAAGGTCTTGCTGAATTTATCATTGGTGTCTCTGTTGCAATCAGCGGCCTTGCGGTCGCAATTAAAGCTAAAAATGCGATTGATGACCTTAGTGCTGGTGTACGTACCCTTCGCTCTGTAATGTTATCGTCTCCTGAGGCTATGGTTGCTATGTCTGCAAAATTAGGCGCACTAAAAACAGCCTTCGTACTAGCAGGCGGTGGTTTTGCAGGGTTTAAGGCTGCCGCAATTGCAGCAGCTGTTGGAACTAAGACAGCTGTTTTAGGTGCATTTACCGCAATTATGGCACATCCTCTAATCTTAGTTGGGGCTGGGATTATTGCTGGTGTTGCGTTTATTTTTGGTAGCGTTAAATCTGCTCTCGAACAAACAGATAGCGCGACTAGAAAAGCTGAATCCGCAGCTAAAGCACTTAAGACTGCCAATTCACAACTTTCTGATGCGACCGAAAAGGTTAAAAACGCCGAAGAGAGCCTTAATAATGCCAGAAAAGCCGCTGCGGATGCTGGACTGCAGCAAATTCAAGCCATTAAAGACCAAAAACAGGCCCAGGCGGAATTATTACAAATTGAGCGCGATAGAGGTGTAACCTACGAATCGTTAAAGTCTCAAGTAGATAATGGGGTGTTGTCATATCAGAATATGACCGCAGCACAGCAAGCTGTTTATGAGGCTGGACTAAAATTAGATTCTGCCAATGAACAAGTTAAGTTGTCTCAAGACAATTTAACTAAGGCCACTAATGACTCTGCTAAGGCCGCAGAGACACACAAGGCGGCTAAGGATGAAGAATTATCTGCACTGTATGCGAATGCTACTGCACAGGCGGTTATTTCTGGAAAATACAGAAATACTGAAGAGGCTATTAATGCACTCAAAAATGGGACTTTGGAGTACAAAGACGAGAATGGGAATATGGTTAAAGCCAATGTCGATGATATCGGCAGACTAGAAGGCGAGACTAAAAAGAAGTCAAAAGAGATTACAAAAACTTACAATGATAGTATGACTGGTGTCGACCAGGGTTTCTTTGGACCAATGGGAGTGAGCTTAAGTAAAGTTGGAGAAGATATTTCTAATCTTGCAAGTAAGGCCGGTGTTGAATTCGGTAAATTTGCCAATCACGCTAAAACCAAAGCGAGCGAAGCCTGGAACGGTTTAACTTCTGCGTTTAGTGGCGTTGCAAACTGGGCTGGAGAACGCTGGAACGATATCGTAAATGCGTTCAGTGGAGCGTTTCAAGTATTCAGTGATATTGGTCGAAATATCTGGAACGGTCTCAAAGCTGGTATTGGCAATATAGCTAATAGTATGAAGAATATGTTTTCTGGTGCTGTGGACGGTGTTAAAAAATTCTTAGGTATTCACTCCCCGTCTCGTCTCTTTATGGGTATCGGTGACTATATGAGCCAAGGTATGAGCATTGGCTTCGAGTCTAATTTTGGTGACATGGTAAAATCTGCTAGTGAACTGAGCAAAGAAATTGACAGTAAACTTGATTTTGGTCCTGCAGTAAATCCGGATTTCGACATAAAGATTGACCGTAAAAATTCAATCCTAGGCGATTATATCGACGATATGAAATCTGCACCATTTATTCTTAATATTGACGGCGAAAAAGTCTTCGAGGGTGTAGTTGACCGTGCTAATGCTCAGACATTCTTAAGAAATATGGGTGTTTTTGATATTTAATCAACTACTTCTTGTAGTTGGCGGTGAAAATTATTTTAATGGCATGGTAGATCGTATGAATGTGCAGTCGTTCCTAAAAAATGCGAGCGTCCTAGATATTTAGGGCGCCCGTAACTAAAATAATTTATATTATAATCCAACTTTATTTACGCCATACTCGGCTTGCTCTTGCGTGAACTTCTCATATTTCAATTGTTTAATTAAACCGTCACGACTAAAGGAAGTTGTGTCGAGATAATTTTTCGCCTTTTTTGCTGCTTGCTCATTCCAGTCGACAGAGATGTGATCAACTGCATAAACTGCATCAGCTTCCGGGAATTTTTCATATTTCAATTGATGGATGAGTCCATCTCTAGAAAATGCAGTGAAAGACAAGTAGCTTTCAGCTTTTTTAATAGCATTCTGTTGACTAACAGTAGGAGCCACTCCCTTAGAATAAATTACATTAATTGTGCTGCCTTCATTTGTTGATTCATTGGCGGTTACTGATTGCTTGATAAAACCACCTGCGGCCACGGTGTCTGAATATTCTTTAACTTCAACACAATTAACCTTGTTCTGTTCGCACCATGTCGCGATATCGTTGTATTTCATGTCTTTGAAGTCGATAACAGTGACCTGCTTGGAGCTGTGCATTGGGGTAGAAGTGCTATTATCTTTATTTTGATTACCAATAGCAATCAACACAAATACTACGATAACCCAGAACCACCACTTCTTATAGACTGGTTTTTTATTTGATTCTTTTTCTTCCGCCATGCGAAAATCTCTCCTAAGTATTAAAAAGTTATTAAACTTAATATATCGCAATACACGTATTTTTCAAGCATGAGCTAAATAAAAAGATAGACGCATTATCTGCGTCTATCTGATAGAAAATATGTGTATAAAACAAAATTTAGTTTAATATTATCACTATTCGGATTCAAAAACAACCGCCTAGCTTTTTAACCAGTATCACCTAAATCTGTTATAATAGAACTATCTACGACCGTGCTGGGATTTCCCCATGGTCGTTTTTATTTGGAGAAAAAATGATAATTTCAGGCGATTTATTAAAAATTAACGGAAAATCAGTTGCAGGGCTTAAAACCTACAAGGTCACCCGTGCCAAGCTGTATTCAGACGCTGGTCGAAACCTTAACGGTGGACTTTCTGCGACTTTTATTGGTGTATTTCCAAAGCTAGAATTAGAAATTGGTGGGGTTTTAACAAAAGAGCGTGTTTCTGAACTCTGTGGACTATTAGACCAAGGCTTTTTTAATGTCGAGTATTATGACCCAATGTCTGGAACCACCAGAAGAGGCGCTTATTACGCCTCAGATTACTCAGCGGAACTCTTGGAGCGCCAGAGAGGGCTCTACAAACCGTTTACGGTGAATTTAATTCCTATGGAAAGGATTTAACATGATAAATGTAACTGATAAATTCAAGCAAGCAATGAAAGAACCAGTTAAAATGGTTACTGCTTCGCTAGTTTTAGACGATAACACCGTAATCACGGGACAAGACAGGCTAATTAAAATCACCATTGATTCATCTGGCCATTTATTTGGTACGGCTACCTCTGTAGTAAATGTTGAGTTGTTTGGTACAGATTACAACCTAGTTGACCATACTTTTAGTGTGATAGCTAAAACGCTTGTAGATATCGAGAACGATACTTGGGAAGAAGCAAATCTTGGACTATTTTACGTAGAGGAATCCACTGCAGATTTCGAGAAGAAGACCACAAAAATCAAAGGCTATGACCTCATGGGTAAACTCGCTAAAACCCCATATAATTCAGGTACGATCCAGTTCCCTTGCACGATTAAAGAGCTAATTAACCAGCTTGCAGAACACTTTGAATTCACGATTGATACTAACCTTGACAGCCTACCAAATATCACTTATCAGATTCCTGAAGACCTGTATGCGAAGATCTCAAATTGCACCTATCGTGACATCCTAGGTGAAATTGCTGGAGCTACCGCCACTATTGCAGTATTTAACGGCAAAACCTTGTCGTTCAGGGATAGTAAAAAGAAGCCAGATGAAGACGAAATCTGGACTTATGATAATCTCAAAACTCTAAAATACAAACCAAAATATGGCCCCGTAAATAGCTTAGTGTTAGCTCGTACACCTCAAGAAGACAATATTGCAACATCTGATAATGATTCTATTACGGCTAATGGACTTACAGAGGTAAAACTAGCTAACAATGAAATCTTAGATGACGACAGAAGAAAGCTAATCACACCGATTTTTGATTCAGTAAAAGATTTTTCACATCATCCATTTGAAGCAGAGACTACTGGTTTTGGCTGGCATAAGCCAGGTGATCTAGCGTCAGCTCAAGCTGGTGGTGGATTGATGAACGGACGAACTACTGGGTGGCTTGGTCAGGAGAAACTCTTAGGTAAAAACCTTCTAAAGTTTAAAGCTAATTTCACATCTAATGGCATCTCAGTTAAAACAAATTCTTATGGTCGTATTACTGAAGCCAAAGGTACGATGACGGCTGGTTGGGCTGTAGTATCTAAATTCTACGACGATGTACTATTTCCTGCTGGAAAATATACTTTATCGGTAGACAGAGCCTTGAACCATACTATAACTGCAGCTATTGCTTACGTTGTGGGCAGCAGTTGGGGGATTAATATTAATTTGAATGCTGGTCAAACTAGGGTGACATTTACCGCTAATCAACCATTTAAAACTTTTAGGCTTGTTGTTAGCGATACGGTTGGTACGAATATCAATCTCGGTGCATTTACACCTAAGCTATCTCTTGGCGATACTCCAACCGATGAACCATATATCGGTGACGATACTTCAGCTGGTTATAAAAATATGTTCGATGAATTCTCAGGTCTTCCTGTGAATAAAAATGGTTTATCTTTAATCAACCAAGATGGGGTTTTAAAACTTTTTGGCACACCAGACAGAGACTGGGTACAACTGGTTAGTCGAGATATTACGAGCATCTTAATGGATAACCGCCCGTATACAATCGCTCAATATAACACTCCAAATACTAAATTCTATGTTGAAATTGCAGCACATAAAAAAGATGGAAGTGGTTACGATGTGATTGGTAATAAAACAGTTAGAACACATAACTTTACTGCTAACTTTACGCTTTATGACCGCTACACCATGATGATTATGTGTGGCAGACAAGACGACGCCACTCCGCTGCCTCTATTTGGTAACTTTGGACTGTACTACGGTACTTTTAATGAGGACAACCTCCCTGAATATACCCCTTATCTTACTTCAGTAACTTCGCCAAGACCGATTGTACCTGCAAGGGTAAGCGAGGTGATATATAAACAATATACTTTAGACACTAACTTATACAAGCCAAAAGACGATTATAACTCTAATGGTATTACTCATACTATCTTGCCGGATGGAACGATTGAGTCTAAGGGGACAAGTACTATTAGTTGGTCTACAATTGACAATTATCAGATAGTTTTAGAGCCTGGAATCTATGAATTTAGTAGAAGTGGTGCTGATTGGACTGTATCTCTTGACTCTAATACCGGTAGAAATCATTCTCTAGTTGCCATGAGGTCGGGTCAAGAAAGAGTTATCTTTGAGGTCACAAAGAAAGAAACTGGCGTATATTTAGCGTTTCTACCGGGCGTCGGTAGTGTAATGAATAATGCCGCCAAATTTAACATCAAGAAGGCTATTAGCGCAATAGCCACAGTTACTAACAAGAACTTGTTAAAAATTGGGACTGGCACTACTTCAAACGGTCTTATTTCATCAGTAGCAGATGACGGGACTGTGACCTATTCAGGACAAATGACTAGTAGCTGGGCGAACATTACTAGCTATAGTGATTTTGATCGTCCACTACCGTCTGGTACATACACATTATCTATCGACCATCCTAAATCCCATAGAATTATCTTCAAATATAAGATGGCTAATGGCTTGACTTCAGAAATTAGCGTCAATCTTACGGCAACTTCAACTTCTAGAACTTTTACCACAACGCAGCCAATTGTTGCTGGATACTTATATATTGCGGCAGCAAATGGCTCAATATTAAATGATACGGTTAAGGCTCAGTTAGAAGCTGGAGATGTGGCCACTGATATAGTAAGCTACGAGGAACAGAATTTTACTTTGCCTGAAAATGATAACTTATATAAACTTACAGACGATATTTATGATGAGATTAAGCTAGAAAATGGCGTAGCTAAATTAATCAAACGAGTCGGAAAGTTAGTTCTCACTGGCGAAGAGAACAGTATTAACTATTACTATACTTCAAAAGCTGGTACTATTGGATTTAAATATAAAAATCCATCTGGCGAGATGATTTTTACGCAACAGGGTTCCACCGCAAACATTATCTGTTCACATTTTAATGCGATTAACGAAGATGCGGTATATACAACAAGAGAAAACAAAACGGGCGTAGTAATCTATGGCGGTTATAATAATTTTCCAAAGTATTCTAGCACTATGGGCTTTTGGTTCACTGTTCCCGACCAACTCAACCTTGGTATCACCGACGTTGCCTCTTTCAAAAACTGGCTCAAATCAGAGAAAGTCAAGGGTACCCCAGTTACTGTCTACTATGAATTAAAGGAGCCTCAAATCACTGAACTTGGTAGAACTAATCTCAATCAGGTTTATGTAACCGACACCCATCTAGAACTCGGAAATGGCATTAAAGAAACTATTAAAGGTATCGCCCCAACCGCCACTCAAACAGATTACGCAAGAGCAGGTGGAATCACCAAGACCATTTATAATACTGAAATTAAGGTTGATAAACAAAAGCAAGAGATTGAATCTGTTGTGTCAAAACAAACCCAGGTCGACCAAAAACTGAATGAAGAATTCACGAAAGTAACTCAAAACATTAAAAACGTAGTCACTACAATTCAAACCACTGGTGGTGGCAACCTTATCAAGAACTCTGTTGGTTATGCCAAGAATCAAGACGGAACGCTAGTGGAGTGGTCTAAAAATAGTGCTGGTGAAGTTAAGAGCTACACAAGCCCAGAATCTAGGTCTTATGGCGCTATTTCTGGTAATGCAATTGAACTTAAAAAGGGCGCTAGCATTACTCAGAGGCTCAATGTGGCGTCTAGCGGCAAGATTCCGTATTCGTTATCGTTTAGAGCTAAAAAGGGCGCTATTGGTACCGCTACGGTTAAATTAAGCAATACTATCGATAGCTTTGTGATTACAATTCCAGAAAATAAAGAAATCATCTGGCAAAACTTTGATTTAACTAAAATCGACCCAAGCATGAACTATCTAGATGTTACTGTTTCGACCAGTAATAACTGTGAGCAGTTCCTAATTACCGACTTAATGGTCAATATGGGAGACCAGGTAGTGCCATGGGTGCAAGCTAATGGTGAAATCTTAAATACACAGGTAGCAGTTAACGACCAGGGTATGATGGTGTCTTCTAGTGTTTACTCTGGCGATTATGTGCAAATCACACCTCTTGGCATGAGCGGGCACTCTAATGTTACGGGAACGGATGAGGAGGTTTTTAAGCTGAATCGTGATGTTACTGAAACCTCTAAGCTTAGTGCTAGAAAAGAAATTAATATGGACCCAATAAAAATCGTACCAGTTAAAGACGGCGAAAGGCCTGGCTGGTATTTTGTAGGGTAGGAGGCAGAAATGAATAATGGATTTTTCGAAACACGGGACACTGGGCTATCAGGATACCCTAGCCGTTTAAGATTTGAGTGGTGGCTAATTGAACAGGATGTGGCTAGTAATCGCTCGCGCATTGGCTTTAAGCTTTTTGGTGTCGGTGGTACAGTTACTGGTGCCTGGACAAGAATGTTCAGCGCCTATGCTAATGTAGCTGGACAATTATGGGAAACAGGCGGCCATAATCTATATAATGGCACGATCGTAATTCAAGGCGAAAAATGGGTTAATCATGACTCGGCTGGTGGCTGTTTCTTTGAAGTTTCTGCCGACGCTGCTATTTATCAGAATGCTAAAAACTCATTTGGCACGGCTAGCTGGTATTTGCCAACCATTCCAAGAGCTTCACAGCCGTCTATTACTTCTTACCCGAATAATACGCCGGATTTTAACCTTGGTGAAACTATCACAATCCATATGAACTCTGTGAACGGAGCATTTAGGCATAATGTCTATTTTATGTATGCCGATAAAACATATGAAATCGCAAGAGATGTGCAATTTAACTGTGTTTTTGATACCAATAAAATCGCAGAAGAGATTTATAAAATCACTACCTCGAAAAAAGCTTATTCTGGTCAAATCAAAGTCGACACACTATTTAACGGAAACTTAACCGGAAGTAAGACCTGCCATTATAACGCTCATTTGGTAGGGGTCGAACCAAAATTCACAGAATTTACCTGTTTTGACACCAACGTCGCCACCAGGGCGATTACTGGTAATGACCAAGTATTTATTCAAGGTCAATCTCGCTTGGGGATTAAGATTGCCAAAGAAAACAAAGCTGAGGCCAAAAAGTACGCCTCGATGAGCAAATATTTGGCTTCCGCGTTTGGAATTTCAGCTACTAAGGCATTTTCTGATACCACTGATGTGCAATTAGACCTTGGCGTGGTTAACGCTAATACTAATCAAGTGGTGAGTGTCTCAGCGTTAGATTCGCGTGATTTTGCTACTGTTGTGCGAAAAAATATCACAGTGATTCCGTATTCCGCCCCAACCGTAGTTTTAACTGGTGGACGCGTAAATGGGTTCGATCGCGAGACTAAGGTTAAGGTTTCTGGTGACTTTTCACTGATAACTATCGGAAACTCTCAGAAAAATATTATAAATAGCAAGACTGGCGTGCAGTTTCGCATTAAGCCAAGTAATTCCGATTGGCAGGCTTGGGAGAATAAGGCTTTTAAGGTTCAAGATGATAAGATTATCGTCGATGAATTCGTTATTGGTCTAGATAGCGATAAGAGCTACATGCTTGAAGCAAAAATCACTGACTCTATCACATCTGTTAGCGTACGAGCGCTAATTCCAGCTGGCTCACCTAAATTATTCCTCGGAAAAGATGGACGGGTGAGTATCGGAGATATTCCGCTGATAGATAAACCTAACGAAAACCTTGGACAATTAGAGGTTGCTGGTGACATTTATTCAAACGGCTACAAATTATTAGCCAATGCCCCTGGAGTGGTTAAGGCACAGAATGTAGGGCTGAAGCCAAATGAGGAAAAAAATCATGGTTGGACTGAAATCCCGATTGGAACGAATCTCTCACTATTCATGATACAGCAACAAGAGACTATCCCAAGAGATTATCATACTGGGTGGGATTATATAGCGCCATCTGATTTTCCACTACCTCAGGGCGTAAAGATTCTCAGTGGGTTAATCACTGCATATGCTTCGGATGCCGCCATTAGTGTCAACTTGTCTATTACATCATCACACGCGGTTAATGGTACTTGGCGAAATAACTACGCTACGTGGGTTCAGAATTGCCGAATTTATTGGAGTGGCTTTATTATCGCCCAAAAATAACAGATATATGGTAAAATGTTTATGGCTACTCCAGTTTGCAACTTTCTGGGACAAAGTAGCTATTCGATTCCCTTTTTAATGTTATAATTAAAGCAAATCTACGACCCCAATTTCTTCGGAAATGTGGTCGTTTTTTGTTGTAAGAAAGGAAAAACAATGTTAGATAAGATTATTACTGCGGCGGTCGGAGCGGGGATTCTAGGGGTTGCATATTTACTGGATTTACTTATTGGCATAGTAAAAGTCATTTTTACGCCCAATTTGAAATGGTCCTGGAAAAAGATGTTTCAGGATTTAGTAAAAGCGGTTATTTGGGGGACTGGCGTCATCGGTACAGTAGGCCTACTTGAGGTCACGAATTGGTACGCTAAAAAAGTCGGAGCAGATATGTCATTCCTGCAAGACGCTTCGTTTCCTATTTTAATTGCCGGTATCTTAGGTGGTGTAGGTTGGTATTTAACCAATACGGTTAAGAACATTGTTGCCTTTATTAATAAGAAGACAGATGTAAAACTTGATGAGTCTCAGGCTGACTATGCGGGGCTAACTTCTGATGTTGTGAAAACAGCTAAAGAAATTGCTGAACTCATCACTCCTAAACATACAGTTAATGATACCCAAACCGATAAAAAGGCCGAACCTACAGAAGAAGAAATCACAGAAGTTGGACAAGGTGGAGATAACCCTTTATCTAAGAGACTTCCAGATGGTGATAGTGACTACGGTAAAGGCTGGCAATGTAGTAAATACTCATGGTATCTAGCTTCTGGAGTCCGGATGAACTATGCGCCTCACCCTGATTACGGCCCATGCAACGGCAGCGGCATGGTAGACTATCTCGTCAATAAGCTTGGCTGGGTACGATGTGATAAGCGTAACGGTGCTATTTTTGCATATTCTGCAGGAGCTTATGGTCATACTGGTATGGTTGTGGACGCAGCAAATAATATCGTTAATGATGCCAACTGGGTACCACTACATGTTTCCACTCACTACCTCAATCTTGATGCCGTGGGAGCTGTTTACGCGTGTCCTAAATCAATGCTAGAGGCTGAGAGCCCTAAGCCAGTTCCAGTTGCTACAACTCCTGCTCCTGCACCGCAGCCAGCTCTTAGTAATGAAGTTAGCTACAATTATCAAGCTGGTGATACATTCGGTGCTGTAATTCTTAAGCTTGGTCTTCAAACTGACAATGGTTTATGGGGAGACAATGGCGATGTGGCTTTCTATACTAACCAACTTCATGAGCAGGGTATTTATGGCAACATCCCAGTTGGTTCGACTATAAAATTGAGGCGAAGACAGTAATGCGAATTGCGGTGGAAGACATTACAACATTCATCTCTGTAATCGCCGGTGTGATTACGGGTCTCGGTATTATTGCCAAATTCTTAGATAATATGATGAAGAAGTGGGTAACTAGCCTTATCGACCCTCTAAATCAAAAAATTGATAAGAATGGACGTGAATTCACTGAATTACTTGAAAGAAAGAATAAAAAACTTACGGAGCTACTCGAGAAAAATAACCGAGAAATCCATAGTATTGATATTGCACAATGCCGGAACTTTGTCACTAGGTATTTGGCCGACATTGAACGAGGAGAACATCTCACGGAGATTGAGCTTGAACGATTTAATGATATTTACTCTCATTATGAAGAAATCGGCGGAAATTCATATATCCATTCTAGAGTTGAAAAATTAAAGAAACAGGGTAAACTGTAATTAGGATACAGATTATAGTGTTAGATTGAAAAGAACCTCATGGGAGGGGTTCTTTTTTTGTTATTTTAACCATAAAAAATAGCCCCCTCTCAACATGGGGCTATTTCGGGTTCGAAGCGTTATTCTGGTAGTATCACACTAGTTCTGTATTCCTGATACTCATCCTCCGAATGGGTGCCGTCATAGTACTTCATAGCTTCATCGATCCCGCGATGTTCACATATCATGGCGGTTTTTAGGATGATTGTAGCTTCGTTCGCTCTACATTTCAGTTTAGTTTTATCGCCGTCCTGAGCTAGGATTGATTCGACTATTTGATTGACTGTGACTAAACTTAATGTGCTTCTTTTATTTTCCAAATTAACGTTTTTTAATATCTTTTCCGTCTCTTTAGATCTTTTTGTTACGACAACCCCATAATGGCTACGATAGTTTTCGAGTTCAATAGACATTTCTTTAAGATATCCGTTAAGCTTCCAATATTCATAATTCATCCAAGCCATAGCTATGGCGGTTACAGTTAAAGCTATATACATGATTGTTTCCATCATTAACTCCTTAAATATCCATCAATTATCTTATTTTTGAAATCGTTTCATTATTAAAAATCCCCATCTTGGACTTGTAAGCACTTCAGTCCGAGACTTCGCCACATATCGACAACCTGATTGCGGTCGTCTAAGACAAACTCAATATCGTAAAGATCTCTAATACATCTCTCAAATATTTCTCGTTTCACTACCGAGTCTTGTCTGCTATCGTTTTCTCTTCGCATAAACAGCGGTGCGTGAGGGATACCATTTTTTCTCAACCACTCATTCGTTTCTTTCCGACACACCTCATTACGCCCAGAGACAAAGAGAATCTTAATATGTTTCTCTTTTAATGTATTAAGTAGGTTCTTAATAATCGGGTCAATCTTATCCTCGCCAACCCTACTCCAGTCGTAAGGACTTCTATCCTTCATATGGGCTAATGTACCATCAATATCACAAATGACTGCCTTTGGAAAGGCTCTTATTATGCTCATAGATAGCTGGTTTAGGTTTTAAGTATTGATTATACATTCTACGAATTACAGTCTCACCTACCCCATTGGGGCGTTCATTATCACGAATCATACAAATCTCTAGTGGAGTATTAAAAAACTTGACATCGAACTCTGCTTTATAAGACTTGGCCAACTGCCTGAAAAACTCTTCGTGAGTTGGGTTAAAATTTGTATCATCGACTATAACGCTTTTACCAATTTTGAGCGCATTCTCTGCGATTTCTCGTTCAGTTTTAACAACTTGCTTCTCTAACTTTCCGGAAAACTCTCCGTTATTCATCATAGCTCTTAGGTCATCTTTATTCACTCTGACCCAGTTATGGTTTTTTGAGACTAACCCCTTGGCGTAGGTTGATTTTCCTGATGCGGGTAGCCCACGCAATAATAGTATCTTCATTATTTCTCCTGTTCGTACACCCTGACTATAAATTTTTCAATCCAATCTAAGTCTGGCTTCATGTTTATAAACTCACTTTTTGATTCAGCTACACTAATTCTCATATTCATGTCAGACATTGCGGCAACTATCGATGGAACTAAATCATGGATTTCTTCAACCGTCATTGGTTTAATCTTCTTCATTAGGTCGTAATAATCACAATCTTTAACGCTACACTTAAATTCTCCAGTAAGTAAGAACTGCTCGCATTGCCACATAACCCTTAAGAATGCTATGGCAAACTTTGCTGTTCTCTTTTGCCCAAGTAAACCAGTATCCTCAAAGTTATAAAACTTATTCCATTGGTTATGGGCATAGCCTCTACTAGCTGCTATGAATCTATGGGTGTCAATAAACTTCTTCCAGTTTTCTTTCATCTCTTGATGTGCTGGACTGGTTTCATATACTTTGTCACTAAAAAATACTTCTAGAATGGTGGCATTGCCTTGGACTGCTTGTTTACAGAAATCAGCTAACTCATAACTAGTGTTATCCTCATTTCCCTCGATCCAAACAGTATTCTTATCTTTCTTGAAAGGGCTTAGCTTATCTTGAAGTGAGGAAATATGTATGCCACGGTAATCGTAATCTGATTCGGGAGTATCCAAACCATGCAACTTACTTCCAACCAATACTTTTGCTAAAATTTTCATTTCTCTCCTTTCGGCTTAATTGCTTTCCAAACTTTTGCTTTTACATCTTTTCCAGACCTGACAGCAAAAATGTACTCTCGCACCTCTTTAATCTCTTCATCATCAGACAGGGCGATTTCTTTATTGGTCATACTGGCAGTATCTGCAAGGGTTTGGTTGATTTTATTAAGCAGTTCATCGTGTTTTTGGAGTAATTCTTTTTCCGTGTCGTCTAACCATTTAATAAATTCCTCTGGGATATTCATTCTATCGATTCTTTGCCCTGATGATAGTGCTTCCCAAACTCTCTTAGGGGTGAATTCAGTAACGATACGATGAAGCCTAATATACTCATCGGTCTTGTACTTTAGACGATAGCTTCCATAGTTCACCACTACACCCTCGTGGAGTCCGTCTTTGTTGATAGCATTAATATCTAACAAAGTTTTGTAGTCATATAACTTCGGCTTCTCAAACTTAAACTCGTCAGAATATATGTTAATGTCTTTTCCTGTCTTATTATCAATAATGGCAAGAAGCACAAGCTTTCTCTCATCGCCGTAATTCAAGACAATTTGATTATCAGGGTGGATTAACTCAAAGTGATAAGTCCAACCCTCTTTGAAGTCATAGTTATCTTCATCTACGATTTCTTTTGCCATTTTAGCTTGGTCTGACTCGAAACTTGCCTTGGAGGTAATCACTAGACCATGCTTCTGGTCTTTTGTGATTTTAATCAGAGAGCCGTCTAGCTTCTCTTGGACTATGCCAATCTGTTCTTTGCGCATTAACTTCTCAACTTTAATGCCATCAGGTTCATCATGATTAAAGAATTTCGGGATACATCGCTGAACTAGAACTCCATCATCATCAAACACAATTCCACGGGCGTTTAAGGTGCAGTTGCTCCACAGGCTCTCGAATTGAGTAAACTCGGTGTACTGGTAAATGGTCATGTCCTTGTAGGTTTGGCTTCTTATCAGACCTTTTTTAACATATTCATCAAATGTCGATTTTGTTGGTAACATCATTTCTCCTCTTCGCCTGATTTAATTAAATGGTTGATCTTAAATAAAGCCTCTTGAGTCTGTTGGCTATGTATTTGTAGTGCAGCTCTAATAACGAGTAGGTCTTCATGACTTAAATCAGCTTCATTTGGTAGTAAAATGTCCACTATTTTTCTTCAAACTCCTCAATTTCCATTTTGCTACCATCGTGGTGAAGCTCATAGTGGTCATATGGATATATACTACCTACGATATCAGAGCATTCTGCAAAAAGCTTCTCGCGTTCGTATTCTTTCAGGCTTTCCCAATATTCTTTATCAACCTCTAGTTCTTGATATCCACCGTTAATAGTCCCCTCAAAGTAGTTAAAATCTCGTGTTATTCTTAACATTTTAGTCATTTTAATTTTCCTATCTTTTTCCACATTTACCACACTTGCCGTCTATTGTATGAGTCATACACCAGCAATTTTTACAGAGGCTAATACTCTTGGAACTTACTACCCCTGACTCTGAACTCTTTATACCCATCATCTCATCCAGTAATCATCTTAGCTATCCATATCACCAACGCTATTGGCAATATAATCCCAGCTAGTGCTGATATTAAGACAATGATTATAAATACACTTTCAATTAAATTTTCGATAAAATCTCTCATATTAGTTATCCCGATGTTCTATTTCATATTTTTCTAGTACTTCTAACGGAGCGTCTCTGAAGAACCTACCAATGCTTGATATGGTTGGCCAAAACCTCGTAATCTCATCGGTTTTGAGTAAATCCGAGGCGTCATATTCGGACGCGTATTCCAAGATATGAATCATTCTTAAAGCTCTAATTACTAGGGCTGTTTGCTCTCTGGTTGGTAACGGAATATTGCCAAAGATTTTGCGATCTTGCTCCATATTGAGTCTGATAAAATCGACGATGTTCTGACCGTTAAGCATATGCTTATTTTTATGACCTGTGTATAACATTATTTTTCCTTTCTCGTAATATCTTTATCAAGGTTAAATTTTCTCTTTTTACTAGCCATACGAATCTTAGCCCAGTAGATTTGTTTGTCACTTTTTGAATGTTTAGCGGGCTTATGGGAGCTAAGCTTTCCCCAATCTACTGGTACATCAAATTCATTCTTCTTCATTAGGTTTGTCTTTGCTTAATAACCCAGGATTCTCATTAATATTGCCAATAACTTCGTAATGATTAGACATATAGTTATATAAATTGAATATTTCATCGGTTTTTGTTTTGTCTAATAATCCAATTCGTGGGCTGTTGGGGTCTCTTACTACAACGAATTTACCAATACACCGTTTGTCATATGGGTATTTCATCTTAACTATGTCGCCAACATGTATCATATTACCGTTCTTGTCTTTAACCCCAGTTGCTTGTTCGACGATAACATCTGTAGTAGTCAAGAAGATTTTACGAGTTTCTACCCAAATTTCCAGCCAGCCCAGCCATTGCCCATCGCGGTCAAGAGTAACAAAATCACAATATACATCATGTTCTTCACTCCAAGCTCTGAATTTTGAATTACTCATTCTTATCTCCTAACTTCTTCAACTATTTCTGGATATTTATCGGCGTCAAATATAAACATACAAATAGGGTCAATTTGAAAAACAAACTCTGGGTTACGCTTATTTTGCTTATCTAATGCCTCCAAGAATAGTGGGTACTTTTCTGGATTTCCACCAGCCTCTTTAATCTTCTCTATTGCTATTGATTTTTCACAAGTTCCAAATGATATGCCTTTTCCCAATATAGTGCAAAAACTTCCGTGATTCCTAATTCTCATTTTCTTATCTCCCGAAAAATAACCACCATTTATATACTGACTGGTTTAATTTTTCTTCTTTTAGTCCTAAAATCTTCTTATTATTGTCTTCGTAAACCTCAATCTGTTTCTTAACTAATTCATTGCTATGGAGTTCAGGGTAAGCTGAAACGACAGCAATAGCATTGTCAGGCTTGAGGTCTTTGTAAGTTTGCTTCTCATGAGTTAAGTAGCTTGCAACTGTGGCTTGAACCTTAGATTCAATCTCAGCATTTTGTGATTAATAGAGTTCAATTCTAGAATCTATAGTTGGGCCGTTTGAGACGGACATTAGGAGTGCTATGAATGGTATCAAAAAAATGACTAAGCAGAATACTGATATTTCAAATATGAATTTAGCTGTATCATTACCGTATCGGCTTTTATTATCGACAACCACAGATATAATTGCGATAGCCAGGATTAGTATTAATATAAGTGTTATCATTGCATCTCTCCCATCTCATATTTACGAACGATTTCCCATTGCTCTTCATGCTCTTTGAGGGATTTTTCAAGCGCCTCTTCGGTTCTAAAATAGATTATTCCTGGATAAAAATATGATATAGAATGCACTGGGTGATAGGTTTTTGTAATTGTATCGTAATAAGCATGCCAATTTTTGCCATA